AGCCGCTGTTGGCTGAGTAGCGCCATTCACATTAATACGCGTTGATTTGTCTTCATTGAAATCATTTAGGTCGCTTATGAGCTTGTCGTACTGTGATTTATACTGTACAGGATCTTGGACATCCTCTAATTGCTGTATACGATATTGAAATGCGGGTGGAAGTTTAACAGGTCCCCCATCAGGTCCAACTCCTTGAGCAAGTTGAGGCAGCGAAGCCTGCGAACGTTGCATAGACAAAATGTCAATTTGTTTGGCCTTGTTTGCTGCCTGTGCGACCGCTGCAGCTTTGAGCGCATCGTCGGATCCAGCGTTGGCAGATTGAGTGGTATACCACTCTTTGTCGGAATTTAATTTTGCTATGGCTGCTGCATACTCTGGCTCAGTCATAGCACCTGCTGCTTGCACAGGGTTCGCTCCAGTGGCTCCAGGGTTCGCTCCAGTGGCTCCAGGGTTCGCTCCAGGGTCTCCAGGGATATTCCCGGGCAAAGATGCTGCAATGGCCGCGTCGGATTTGGCTCTTGAGGCGGCCATTTGTTGAGGTGTTACAGCCTGTAGTCGTGCAGCCCACGAATTGGGATCTGGGGCTGCTGAAGAAGAAACCACGGGATTCGTAGGTATTGCGCTCCCAGTCCCCGGGACGGTAGTGATAGCAGTTCCTGTTAGGGTACTTGGCGTAGCGGGCGGAGTCGGGTTTGCGGGGTTCGTAGGGGTAGTGGGGTTCGCGGGGTTCGCGGGGTTCGCGGGCGAAGTCGTGAAAGGAGCATACAGCGGGTGTGCTGCAGGTGCAGCCGATCGCAGTACTGGTGGTTGCATCGTTGTCCCATCTGGATTTTTGGGGGTTCCACCCGGACCGGCAGCAAGAACAGCCCGATTGTACTGTTGTGTTGCAAGTGCGTTCTGTGTGTTAGTTTCCTCGTCTATGTCGTGCTGTGCTTGTCCACCTCGCCACAAATTGCTGGCAATACCAGTCATAGCACCGTCTACACCAGAATCTCCATAACCCATTGCAACTATAGCCTGTGAAGGATCCGAATCGGGGTGTGCCTGTAAATAAGCCCGTATGTCAGCGTTTCTCTTTTGTTGTGCTTGTGTCAAAGCCATTTGCTGGTTTTGTGCAGCAATATCATTTGCTGTCTTAGCAACGTTTTGAGCCTGTTGCATCATACCACCAACATCATATGATCCAGTACTTAAAATGGCATCAGGATTTATCCCACCTAGTGAAGCACCATAAGGTGCGCCATAACCACTATAATTGTACGTGTCCATATTTATCCTTTAAAAAATTGAGCCTATTAATGAACCTATTTGACCCAAACCACTGGTATTTGAACTCGCACCAGAAATCGCGCCACCGACAGTACGCGCATTCTGCATATCAGTAGCTGCTTGACTTTGTGCGCCTTGCATAGTAAGGTTCGCGAGGTTCGTATTCTGTCCAACGGCAAGGTTGCCCAGGGTGTTGGATGCGGTAACACCCAAATTACCAAGACCCAGCTGTTGATTATATAATTGCTGTTGCTGTTGATTAGCAGTTTGATATTGATTCATCGCGCCCTGCATACCAAGGTTCGCCTGCTGTAAACCCATCTGTTGATTTTGATTATATTGTCCAAGATTCTGCTGGGTTGCACCAAGAGCTTGATTATAATTCTGTTGCTGGATGCCTTGACCAAGTTGCTGACCTTGTACATATTGATTATAAGCGGTGTTATAGGATTGATTGGCCAAACCCGTCGCATAGTTAGCCATTGCTTTCTGAGTTCCTCCACTCAACACATTACCACCCGCCGACGCGGAATTATTGATAGCTCCGAGTCCCTGTTGCATCTGGAATTGATAGCCAGGCTGTTGCTGGAAATTAAATTGTCCTTGCTGATAATTTCCTGCCTGCGTACCAAACCCTTGGGCATTCACGCCCGAACTGGGCTGATTTACGCCTGGGGCTGTTAAATTCGTTTGATAATTATAAGCGGGGGTTTGATAAGCGCCTGAGTTAACATTTTGATTGACGGTGTTAAGATTCTGCATCCCCATTTGTTGAATAGGTTGCTGATACCCAGCCGCCGTATTATACCCAGTATTGATGTTGGCTTGTGCGCTTTGTACACCTTGTTGTAAGGCCGAGTTTGCCTGATCAGCGCCTACAATGCCTGCAACACCGCTTCCTATATCCCCTAATAATCCTAGTACTCCAGCCATATGTCACCTCTTTTTAAATTATTTTCGCGTAATTAAACATTTTTTAATTCCTTAGAAAGTTACTTCAAACCATTATGCCACCACCATACAGTGCCATTTACCATCGGATCTGTAAAGGAATTGCACTATGCGCAAGGTACTTACGGTGGTCGTCGTTGGAAGAGCAAAGCCTGGATTTGCATCATAGCCGCCAGTGGTAAGCGTCCATGTAATCGCGCGGGCAGTTCCATTGTCCATAAGTGTTAGTAGCAGTTGATCCCCGGCATTCGGTGTTCCTGAGGGAACATGGATTGTCAGAGCGTTCGCCGCTGCCGTAACTTCGTAAGTGCTCATTAATGGTTTTCCGTTGGTGCTACTGGACACAATCGGAGTTATTGACCCCGCGGTCCCGTTGGCAGTGGAGTTATAGACATTGGTGTAGTTCCCTGAATAACCACTGATTCCTGAGTAACCACTGATTCCTGAGTATCCACTAATACCAGAACCTGAGTAACCACTGATTCCAGAACCTGAGTAACCACTGATTCCAGAGTAACCTGAATATCCACTAATCCCAGAACCTGAATAACCACTAATACCAGAGCCTGAGTAGCCACTGATTCCTGAATACCCACTGATTCCTGACCACCCTGAATAGCCACTTATACCAGAACCTGAGTAACCACTGATTCCAGAACCTGAGTAACCACTTCTGCCTGACCAGCCAGAGTAACCACTTATACCGGACCAACCTGAATAACCACTAATACCAGAGCCTGAGTAGCCACTGATTCCTGAATAACCACTGATTCCAGAGTAACCTGAATATCCACTAATCCCAGAACCTGAATACCCGCTGATTCCTGAGTATCCACTGTAACCACTTCTGCCTGACCAGCCAGAGTAACCACTGATACCGGACCAACCTGAATAACCACTAACACCAGAGCCTGAGTAACCACTGATTCCAGAGTAGCCACTGATACCTGACCACCCTGAATAACCACTGATTCCTGACCAGCCAGAGTACCCACTGATTCCTGACCACCCTGAATAACCACTTATACCAGAGTAACCACTGATTCCAGAACCTGAGTAACCACTGATACCGGTCGTCCAATTAGTGCCATCGGCACAAAAGTACAAATGACCCGACCCTGCATATATGCCGTTCTTAACAGCGGGGGGCACCGTTGTCTGCTCTGCAAGGGTGATGGTTGAGAAGTTTCCACCCGCCGACGTATTTGACTGCTGTTGAACTTGATACATCCAGTTTTTCCACTGGTATGTAATTACATCCTTTACATCAGATGTTATAGGATTATTAATAGGCGGGTTCGGTATCATATTATGCAGAAACCTTTATGTCGGCTCGAGCCCCTAATATAGATGTTGATACGGGATCGGTTAAAACGAGTTTAAAAACTCTGTCTCTTGAATTGCCAAGCCGAGACCACCTTAACCGAGTTGAATATTGACCCTCAGCCCCCAGCGAACCAGCCAAACCCGACGTATAGGTAAACCCCCCATCGTCCGATATATAAAGCATTGCGGACGGGTATTCGCCCTGTCCAGTTGCAGTGCCTTGTCCCCGTTGAAAATCTATTTCAAAATCATTCCAGAATAGTCGTTTGCGATCTGAGTGTTGATGCTGGGACGTGCGAACTCGCCGAATTAAATTCATACCATCGGTTGGGTACCCCATTTCTAACGAATATAAAGTGCCCGTAAGATAGTCCGATACGATTGTTTTGTTGTCAAAGAACACCGAATATTGAGATAGATGTCTATTTGTAGTCCCATTGGATATATCATAATAAGACCGTTCGTGCCACTGTTGCGTGGTTAAATCATAGACAAAGGTCTTGTTTCCATTTGTAAAAGATATTACATAGAAAAAATGGCCTTCTTGTGAATAACAATACCCAACCGCATCTTCAACCGTGCTAAAACTTTGTATGATATAATCGATTGCGGGGACGGATATCTTAGTAGGTTGATAATTTTGAGCCATCCATATCTGTCCGTATCCCTGCGGACTTGATCCTACCCAGAACAATGTATCTCCGATCGATGCGACTGATTGTGGAGCTATGCAACCATTCTGTATGAGAGCTCCTTGTACCCGTTCGAATGCCAACCCTTCCAGCCCCGCATTATACCAAATTTCCGTGGTGGAAGCCCCAAAAAGCCACAACTGGTCGTGTGCAGTGGATATAGTTACAAGCGGGTCAGGCGAACCTTCCTTTGTGGCGTACGCCGTGAGATCCCATAGATTAGAAGCGTCAACGTTGGCTGGCACACCTTGTTCTTGACAATAAGAATATGAACTATACAGTCTACCACTTGAGAGTTCATTTACTATAAAGAATGAGTCTATGAACACCACCACTGTTGAGTTCGGGGGGTTGTTCGTAACATTAAGAAAAATGTTTGTAGCAAGATTAAGTATGTAATGTTGAACCCCGTCTACTAAATATAAGCCACGGCCTATGGCAGAATCGGAACCGTTATCAGCCATTGATACAAAACCCGAAGTCGTATTTAATGTGCCGCGATTTATTATTTGTCCAGACGATAAAATTTCGGATAACAATGTCCCACGTACAACAAATAACCTGCCAACCGACGTGCAATACATACCTCTTATAACGCCACTTCCAGGCACTGTCGTAACGAAAGTATTAAGTCCTGGGGTAGGTATCAAAGTTAAAGGCGTCTTAGCATCCGACGTTTCTTGCTCAACATACCAATTGACACATTCTTCCGAATCAATCGCACGGAAACGTCCGCTGTATGCACCACCAATAAAAGGGACTTCCATTAGTTTAGATACCTATCGGCAAATATGTTGTAGATTCGACCTGCCGTGCCTTTGACGGGCTTGGACAGACGAACGGGTTCTCCGTTAGTAATCGATAGCCGTTGTTTGGCGACCAAAGCCATTCTTTGAATTCTTGGTGTTGCGTCGACCCCCCATTCGGGAGCCATTGCAACGGCAAGGTTTAGTGCAAAGGCATCAAGATAGCCTGGGGGCATTGAAACTGTGTCTTGAGCCGACGTGTAAGATTTTATAGGTTGCCAATAACTTAAACTGAGCAATGCAGAAGCCGTAGGTATAGGATAAATCCTTAGCCTTCCGACCGGCATATCCATCAATGTGTAGTTAAGATATAGTGGCCAACTAGATGTGAGGTTTTTCAGGACGAGTTGTTCAAACTCGACGGTGGATATCAAAGTTAGTTGATAGTCAACGGGGTACGCAGGGTTCGCCAACCAACGAGTGAATGCGTTTTCTATTTTCAACGGACGCTCTGTTACAAAGTCCGCAGTCGGGTCTTGGCCAATGTAATAGGTCTGTTGACCCGCAATCATTGGAAAGAGCGTGGTATTTACATATGGTTGGATATTTTTCTCATTATTCCAATCGTCAATCATCCAGTTTAATTGCTGTAGACAGTCCGAAGTCTGTTGTGCGGTAGGTACTTCTCCAGGTTGTATACCACCAAATAGACGTAGTGATCGGCGAATGATATCCATAACAGTCGTAGTTTGTGCAAGGGGGCCATCATCTTTATAAGCGGACGCACCGTACGCAAAGTTCGATCCATATTGGGCATTTGGGAATTGCAGTTCAGCCATATAGGATCCCCTTTAATGCACTATCTGTAGGACATCGCCATTACGATAAAGAGTTCCGACACTCAAACCCGCGCTGACTGCGACGGAGTTATTTGCATAGTTGCCAATGTTTTGTATAGTCAGTGGGCCGTCAGCAACAGATAAACTACTAACATCCACGCTATTCATAAATGAGGCGGACTGGCCAAATAAAGAACTATTTAAATTTACTTGCAGGCCATTGATTGTAATATCACCTGAGTCATCTATTGTAATTGCGTCGGCGGATAGACTTGTATTTCCAGTCGTAGTTATATCATCGGTTGTAAGTCCACCTTGAACTGTTATTCCACTGTAGACTGTCACAGCACTCATTAATTGAGATTCGCCACCAATACTTAAAGTAGCCTCGGAATTTATAGGATAGTTAGTATCAATTTGTGCATTTACTGTTATTTGATCACCATTGCAATTGAGAGCTTGTGCGCCCGAATCAGAATCATATAGAGAATAGTGTTGGTGGCCTGTAGTGTTAGCAGTAGTAGGAGCAATCGTATCACCATTGACATTATCTACCATTAGCTGCCAGTTCGCATATTCCTGAGTTCCCCAACCGAAGGGGGGCTTTTGAACTGTAGAGGGATTTATAAGATTAAAACCTTTATAGGTTGCTGACATTTGAAATACTCCTTTTAAACAGTAAGGAGAGGAGTTTATTCTCCTCTCCCAAAATAACTATTATATCCTGTTTAGTTGCCCCAAACGCGGCAAGCAAACTCAGGAATAAGAGTAGTCCATCCGTAAAGCACGTCGACTCTGCAAGGCAGGGTGTCGTCGCTGATCTGATACTGTTGAACAATACGCATACTGATATTATCCAAACTCTTACGAGATGCGAAGTGAATCCCCTTCGGCATAATAAGATCTGCAGTTACGAGGGTGAAAGCGTCTTTCTGGAAAGCCAAGTTCTGGCTATAGGCAGTAGACGGGGCACCCATAAACACAACTGCGTGTCCATTAACCGGCGCAGCAGTTACAGTCTGCAACGGATTAGAAGGAGTAGCGGGTGGCAGAATCAACGGATAGACACTGAGAGTCACAGCGCTACCAACAGCAGTTGCTGGGGCAGTCACGGTGAACTGTTGAAGTCTTCCATTATCAACCTTAGTAACTGGGTTAACAGAATTTACACCCGCAATGGTAAATACATCACCCACTACGAAAGTATCTGTTGCACCAGCAGTAGTAAGAGAAACGGTTGTTCCCCCCACTGCACCGTAACCGGACACAACTGCGCCCGTTGCGGCTCTGGAACCCGTGGTCAACTTATTAACGTTCTGATCCATAAGGAAGTCAAAGTTCATTGCTGAGCCCATCTGGCCTTTAATAAACTGTTCGCTAATAGTTGTCTGCGGATTGAAGAGGTTGGTTAAAGAGTTAACAGTCGTCGCCTGGGCGTACGGGCTCAAAACGAGCGAACGCTGGTTGACGGGGGTTGTAAATATATCCATCAACGCTCCGGCTTTAAGGATTGTACCTTTACCAGAGGCATCAAGTACGGGGTCGGTAGTCGGGGCTCCGTCTCCAGGAGACGTACCGGGAACACCAACGCTGTTTGCCACATTAAGAGCAAGTGCAAGACCATCACCATCAACCTGTGAAGATAACGCTACAGCGGCACCTTCAAGATATCTATCAGCGAAGTCCATAACGTCGAGAGCAAGTTCCTGACTTGAGAATGTAAAGTCAACGTGCGCCCGCTGGGTGACCGTGACGTATACATACTGTTCAGAAGTTGCCTGTGTGCTAAGAGCGGTACTCCCAGTCTGTACTGTGTAACGGACGGGTTTACGAACTCTAAGGGCAGTACCGATTTTACCAATAGTGCCGTTTTCTTTTGCAAACTGATCATCATACTGTCGGTTAATCGTGCGGCTGAAAGAACAGTTGTTCTGGAACCGACGAAGAAGTTCATTGAGTACGATATCAGAAGTGAGTAATGAGTTAGCCATAATTTAATTCCTTTTAAATGAAAGTTTTGTTTCGGACTTTCCCCTCTTTTTTGTTCCAGTAATTTGCCCACTCTTTAGCGGACATCTTAGATGGATCTTTTTTCTCTTTAGTTCCCGCGACAGGCGGTTTAAAGACAGGGGCAGCCCCAGTGGTTAGTTTCTTTGCTACGCTTTTAACAGTAGGTTTCTTGAGTTGAGCCTTTATACTTCCAAGTTCCATTAGCGCTTCTGCAGGAGTCATTTTGTTAAAAGATAACGCTATTTCCGGATTCTTCGCCAAATAATAGTGAATGGCAGCAGAATTTTTGTCTTGCTGAATAATCGGTATCAAATTTGAAGGGAACTTAATATCTGCAGCTTCAGTTATAATTTCTTTAAAATCTGGAGTTGCTTTGATAAATTCTTCCGATTCAACCGATGGTTTTGCTTTCGGAGCCATTTCACTACGTAATGCATTGATTTCTCTTTGCATTGTACGAGCAAGCCAGTCCTGGTGCTCCACCATATACTGCCGATAACCATTTTCATTGGGCTCAAAATTTTTGGGGTCGGGTCGCAAAGTATCATCCACAACATTTTCTTGCTGCTGTGGTAGTCTTTGCTGGAGCTGCTGTTCAAGCATCTCAAGGCGCGCCCGCATATATGAGTTTTCTGCAAACGTACGTTCAATTCGTCGGTCTCGGTGGTTCTTTTCTTTCTTTTCCTTAGACTCCTCTGCTGCTTCGTCGTCGTCACTGGCATCTACTTCAGTTTCATTTTCATCAGCATCGATATTAGACTCATCAGACTCGTCTGTACTATTTTCTTCTGTTGTCTCAGCATCTACTACGAGCTCAGAATCGTCAGCTGGAAGATCGTTCTGGATTGATTCCATTTCCATTGTAAAACTCCTTTACAAATATTGTCTCAGCAAACACTGCTGGTGGTGTATTTATTTTAAAACCCTCCGTTGTAAACATTCTGCGGATTTATTCCTTCCGGAAGGTTAGAGGGGGGATTATTTGCTTGGTCTGCTATACTCGCTTGATGCATTTGATGGAGTTGCATCCCGGTGTCCATTACGTGCTTGGCCATCGCCGCGTCGGTTTTAATCTTAGCCTGTTGAACGCCTAGTTGAGCTTTCTGGATCTCAGCCTGTGAATCCATCTGGGCTGTCTGTAATTTCAACTGATGTTCCTGTGTCCTATCAATTTCAGCGGCCTTCATCTGTGTAAGCTGGGTCTGGAGTTGCTGGATAACCTGTTGCATCTGCGCCTTCTGCTGCTCATCCTGCTGTTTAATGCCCTGCATCTGGGTAAGGGATGCCTTTAATTGCTCAGGGGATGCTCTCATACCCGTATCATCGGGCGTGATAAGTCCAGGCATTTTCAGTGCCATATAATTACGATATCGAGCGGCTACTTTATCTGCTTGCGGGAAATCTAATAATGATATAAGTAAATCCCCCGTCGCTGCCCCGAACTCGGGGACTGAGTTAACAAGTTTCAGCATATTGGTTGCAGTCTCAATGCGCTTTGTTTCATAGCTAGGACCAACATCGCAAAATACGTCGTACTGTCCTACCGTCAGATCATACAAGACGGTATTATCGTTTAAATCTTTATGTTCATGGTTCACCTGAACAATTTCATCAGTCATATCGGCACCAAGAATTCTTATTGCTCTAGGTACATCATAAATGTGGGGGATTAAATCTACTAAGATTTTCCCCAAAAATTTCATCGAGGTCGCTTGAT